GCCGCAGGTGACTATCTAACGGCAGATTTACAAATAAGCATACTAACGAGCTGGAGCTAACTAATGGCACTTACAGATGAAGAAAAAGCGTTTTTAATCAAAATTGGCCAAGACCTGCCAAAAGAGATTAAAGAAACCCAACCAAAAGAAACAACAACACAGAAAGTAGAGGAATAGCCCTAATGGCAATTTTCTTATCAAACGGCGTAGTGGCTACTCTTAACTCAGTAGCACTATCAGATCACGTAACCAGCGCTAGCATCTCTCGAACCTTTGACGAGCTAGAGGTAACAGCTATGGGCGATACTGCTCATAAGTTTGTAAAAGGCTTAGAGGCCAGCACAATTACTTTAGATTTTCTAAACGATGATGCTGCCTCAGGTGCAGGTTCAGTACGTGCAACTTTGCAAGCTGCGTGGGGTACAACCGTGCCACTCACACTAAAGCAAACTAGCGGCGCAGTATCAACTACTAACCCGCTATACAGCACTACAGTTTTGGTTAATAACACTCAAGACATTAACGGCGCTGTAGCAGATGAATCAATGCAGAGCATTACATTTACCTGTAACTCACCAATCGTAATTACAACCGCACCATAAGAATAAAGAAAAGGGGCTAACACAATGGCAAAACTCAAAATAACAAGGGCAGACGGTACGGTATCTGAGCATCAGATAACGCCAAAAATAGAGTGGGCCTTTGAGTTATATGCAAAAAAAGGTTTTCACAAAGCCTTTAGAGATGATGAAAAGCAGAGTGATGTTTACTGGCTAGCGCACGAGTGCCTTAGATCAGCGGGCGTTGAAGTACCTGTTTTTGGAGCGTTATTTTTAGACACCTTAGCTAAGGTTGAGGTATTGGACGATGACCCTTCCTAATAGTGGGGCGCGGTAGTTTTGGTTACCTGGTTGCACAGCTAGCCGTAGAAACGGGTATCGCGCCCCAGTATTTACTAGACCTTGATGCAGATATGTTCAAGAATATCTTAAAAGTTTTACAAGACCGAGCAAAGGATATGGAAAATGCCAAGCGTAGAAATAAGAGGTAACACAGACCTACGCCGAGCCTTACGCCTCTTTGCACCTGACTTAGAAAAAACTTTAAGAGATGAAATGAAGGCAGGCTTATTACCTGTAGTAAAACAAGCTCGTGGCTTTGTGCCTTCTACCGTTCCTATGAGTGGTTGGGCCGCTAGATCATTTAGCGAGGCAAGATTTCCTTTTTACAATGCTCAACTTATTCGTAAAAATATTGGATATAGTACGCTTGTAAGCAAGCCCAACAAAAATGGCTTTACTTCAATGGCGCGTATTTTTAATGGCTCTGGTGTAGGTGCAATATACGAAACAGCTGGACGCAAAAATGCTAATGGTCAAGTTTGGGTAGGGCCTAAAGCTGGTGGTTCAAGTAAAGGTGTCAGCCGTTCCGTTAACCCTGGAGCTGGCAAACAGTTTATAGATAACTTGGAGCCAATTAGTAATAGCTTAAAAGGCCGTGGCCGTCTTATTTATCGTGCTTGGGCTGCTAATAGAGGAATAGCTGAGGGCATAGTTAATAAGGCCGTGGACAAAGCAATAACCCAATTTTATGCTCGCAATAAAGAATCTAAGTTTAGTAAGGCCGCGTAATGGATACTAAAAATGTTGATATCAGACTTAATTCTAAAGCAGACCTTAAAGGTTTCAAGCAAGCCGAAACAGCACTTACAAAGTTAAATAAAACTACTAAAACCTTTGCTAAAAGTTTTGGTTTAGCCTTCGGAGCATCTGCCCTTGTTGCGTTTTCTAAAGCATCTGTTAAAGCCTTTGCAGCAGATGAGGCGGCAGCTAGACGGCTAAGCACAGCTGTAGATAATTTAGGAATTGGTTTTGCTAATCCTGCAATTAGCAAGTATATAGCCGATTTAGAAAAGTCCGCATCTATAGCAGATGATTTATTAAGGCCAGCATTTCAAGCTCTTTTGACTACTACAGGTAGCCTTACTAAATCCCAGGAATTATTAAGCAATGCCATACAAATAAGCCGAGCATCTGGCATTGATCTTGTTACAGTTGCAGATGACTTAGCTAAAGGTTTTGTAGGCACTACTAGAGGTCTTTCTAAATACAATTCAGGATTAACAAAAGCAGAGCTACAATCTAAATCATTTAATGAAATATTAGGAGTAATACTTGCTAAGTCTGCTGGAGCAGCAGAGGATTATTTAACTACAACTTCTTACAAAATGGACGCTTTAAGCATTGCTACAGGCAATGCCTCTGAGATCATTGGCGGCGGTTTTGTTGATGCCTTAGCACGTGCAAGCGGTGGAACAGAAGCAACCGATGCAGCTATTTTCTTAGAAACAATGGCTGGTTTATTTAACAAAGTAACACTCGCAGCGGGAACTAGCGTTGGCGCAATTCCTACTCTTGCACAAAATCTAAAAAAACTAGGTAAAGATATATTTTTTGGCTTTGTTGGAAAGCAAGCAGGAGCTAATTTAGCAACACCTCCTAAAACTACAGAAGCTAAACTTACCCTTACTGAAAAGAAGCAACAAGAGCTGCTGGCCAAAATGGAAAAAGAGGCGTTACGCAGAGAAAAAGAAAGACTCGCTTTGCTCAATAAACAAAATGCAGCTAAAAAGTTGCAAGGGGTTATAGACAAGGCCAATCTTGCTTTAGGCAAAGGTGGCAATATTTTTGATATTGAAGCTATTCAAATTAATGCTGCCCTTATTGGCCAGGCTGAGGCGTTAGGCAAAACTAGTACAGACGCACAAAAACTAGCTATAGCCAATGACGTACAGCGTCTAAGGGTTAAACAAGATATAAACGCCCTGGAAGATGCCATAGCCTCAAAAGACACGGTAGCAATAGAAAAGGCCACGGCTAAACTAAACGAGGACTTAAAAATATTAGGCGTTTTGCAAAAGCAGGATACAAAACTGTTAGATATTAGTAATGTTCTCAGTAACATAAAGTCTAAAGATTTAATTAATTTAGATAACCTTAACCAAGCTGCGGCTTTACTGTCTGCTATGAGCGGTGTTAGAATTGGCTCACAGGCTGTATCCGCTGCCGCAGGTGTGGTTAGCGGAGCTGGCGTTACGGCTGCATCCGTTGCTGGCCTTAGCCTTAATATGCCAGTAGCGGGAACAGACTTTAATCCTAACCAGCAAAGAGATCGTAACTACACTAATAACGTAATCAACGTAACGGCTGGGGTAATAGGCGATGAAAATATAATCGTAGATGCCGTGCAAAATGCCCTTAATGAAATAGCCCGCCGTGGCTACCTAACTACTTACGCAGGGGCCATAGCAGTATGACCGTGCCAGTAGTAAACGCTGTTATTAACTTTAGTACTGGCCCTAGCTTTGCTCAAGCTATGATTTTAGGCTCAGGCATATTAGGCACTAACGTACTAGCAGACAGCGCCAGCGTTATCGTAGACGTATCCAACGTAGTAGATAACATCCAAACTATTAGAGGCCGTAACGCACAGGCTGACCAATTCCAAACGGGCACCCTATCGCTGCGTATTGTTGACCAAAACGGAGACTTTAACCCGCAAAACCCAGCCAGCCCGTATTACAACTTATTAACGCCTATGCGTAAAGTACAGATTACAGCTACTTACGGGGCTGTTACTTACCCTATCTTTTCAGGCTTTATTACTAGCTATACAACTACTACACCTAAAAACGCTAATGATGTGGTTTATACAACTATCCAAGCTGTAGATGCTTTTAGACTGGCTCAAAATGCACAGATTAGTACAGTAGCTGGCACCTCAGCGGGGCAGCTTAGCGGTGCAAGGATAAACGCCTTGTTAGATGCTATTGACTGGCCAGCCTCTATGCGTGACGTAGATGCAGGTTTGACCACAATGCAGGCAGACCCAGGCACAGCCCGCACAAGCCTTGCAGCTATGCAGACCGTGGAGACTAGCGAGTACGGGGCCTTGTATGTAGATGCGGCTGGCTCGTTTGTCTTTCAAGATCGTAACGTAACGGCTGGCAGTACAGGGGCTACACCTACAGTATTTAACGATAACGGTACAGATATTGGCTACTTTAATGCGGTGTGGCGCCTTGACGATACCCTAGTTTACAACTCAGCCAGCGTTACCCGTACAGGTGGCACAACTCAAACGGCCATTAACCAGCCCAGCATAGATAAGTACTTTGTGCATAGCTACAACCAACAAAACCTACTAATGCAAACCGATGCGGTAGCCCTGGACTACGCGCAGGCATACGTGGCATCTAGGGCTGAGACAAGCATCCGATGCGATGCTATACAGCTAGACCTTTATACCGATAACTACAACTTAGGCATTATTGCAGCGCTAGACCTGGACTATTTTGACCCAGTAACTATTACAACTAACCAACCTGGCGGATCAACGCTAACTAAGACTTTGCAGGTGTTTGGCGTAGCTATGAGCATTACGCCTAACAGCTGGAAAACAACACTTACCA